TACAACTTACACAAGTCCGCAAACGGCCAGGCAAATCCCTTTGATGAGTACGACCTGGGCGTCCTGTTTAACCTGCCGGAAGGGCCGCGCCGTGACCTGGCGTTCAAGCTCATCAATGACTTCGCTGAGATTGACGACGCGACCGGCGCGGTTGTCAGCCTGCGTACGGATCGGTGGCATGAAATAAGCGACGAAGCGTCGGCCCTGGCTGACGACATAGAGCTTCGCCTCAACGAGTTTGCCCACCGCATCGTGCAGGAAAGTAGCATGGGCATGTCGCCCGCTATGCTGCAAGGCGGTCTGCTCAAATACTTCACGCAGTTTATGACGTACTCGCTCAACTCGTTTGAGAAACAGCTAGTGCCACTCAATGCCCGTGTGCGTAGCGGCAACGCAGCCAAGGCGCGCATCATTGCGTACGGCGGCATCGGAGCAAGCATGATGATGTACCTTAGCAAGCTCTACATTAGCACCCTGGGAATGTCAGAGAAAAAGCGTCGAGAGCGCTTTGAGAAAGGCTTGAACCCGCTGCGTGTCGCGCAAATGTCGGTCAGCTATATCCCCGCAGTCGCAGCGCCCATGACGTTCATCGCGCCTGCCTTGCAGGTACTCAATAACGCAGGCCAGGGGACGCAAATCAGTCGCGGCGCAATCCCCACTGCACCTACGTTGCAGGCCGTCACCGGACTCATAGACAGCGTGCAAGGTGCAAAGCGACTAGTTACTGGCGACCCGACAGAATATTCGACCACACAGCTATTACGTTATATAACATTAGGGGCATCTCAGCTTCCGTATGTGGCTCCGGTTACCAACACTGTGTCAGCCTCTTTGGCTGGCGAAGCACCAACATTCGGACCACGCGCGATGACTCCGTTGGATGAAGGACAGTAAAGATGGCGTACGCACCAAACACGTACACGACGAACGGCACGGATCGGGACTACAACATCACGTTCCCGTTTCTGCGCGAGAGTGACGTGCGGGTCACTGTTTTCGATGCAAGTGGTAACTTGCTGACGGACTCAGCCGACTACGACTTTAGCATCCAAAAGCCTGATGCAACCTTCCAGGTGCGCGTCGTGCAGAACGGAACCATTGGCAACAGCGATGGCGGCACTGCGCTCGCGTCTGGCAGCACGGTTACAATCAGCCGCGTCACCGACATTTCTACTTTGGTGACAGTCTTCCAGGATGGGGCATCCCTGCGCGCCAGCGACATCAACGCGATTATCTCGCAGATTAACTTTGCGCTTGAGGAATTTGGTGACAACACCACGTCTGCCCTGGGCAAGAACATCACGCAGACCGCCTGGGACGCAAAGAACCTGCGGGTTACAAACCTTGCAACACCGACTGCGGACAATGATGCGCTTCGTAAGGTCGATCTTGATAGCGGCATTGGTTCTGACATCACGACTGTGGCGAGCATTGCAGCAAACGTGACGAGCGTAGCTGCCGACGCAGCGGACATTGGCACGGTTGCTGCTAATCTGAATGGTTCTGATACGATTGGAACCGTGGCTGGCATTTCGTCGGCGGTGCCTACCGTGGCAGGCATTAGCAGCGCCGTTACTGGCGTGAATACCATTAGCGCCAACGTGACCGCCGTTGCCAACGATGAAGCTGACATTGGGACGGTTGCGGCGGACCTAAGCGGTTCTGACACCATTGGAACCGTTGCGACAAATATTGCGAACGTGAACGCCCTTGCGCCACAGGCAAGCAACATCGGAACGCTCACGCAGTCGGCTAACCTGACCGCACTGCAAAACGCGCAGGCGAACGCACAGGCAGCGCAGGCGGCTCTCGCAACATTCCTGAACAAGTACCACGGCGTGCACACCAACGTAGCTGGTAACGACGCGGAGGTGTTGGCTGACATTGCAGGCGATAGCGCGCTAACCCTAGAAGAAGGCGACCTGTACTTCGACAGCACAAACGACAAACTGCGCGTTTACGACGGCAGTGCTTGGCAGAATGCGGCGAGCGTCAACGTCATCAACACGTCCACGTTGTCAGCAGTAGGTGACGTGGCAGCGTACAGCAACTTGCAGCAAAACGACTTTGTTGTGCGCGGTGTAAGCGAGTGGGAAAACGCCAGCCCTACAGCAGCACGACAGGCGTTGGGCCTTGGTACGGCGGCAACACAAAACGTTGACGACTTCGCGACAGGCGCAGAAGGCGACCTAGCAAGCTCCGCGCTTCAACCGGGCGACATCATCAACAACCTCACAAGCACCAGCACGGTTGACGTACTCAGCGCTGCGCAAGGAAAGACGCTAAACGACACCAAGCAAGCGACAATCACGACCAGCACTGCGCTCGCAGCCGCTTCGCTCACGACCGTCACGGACGCTGGAAACACAGTTGACGTAAGGCGAGCGGACCGCATTCAGCAAGCCTCAAGCACTAACGTGGACGGCGGCGCGACCCTGTATGACGTGACGGCGACGGCAACGCTGACGCTGAGTGACCTTGTGGCAGGCGACATTGTAACCGTGTTCAGTCGCAGTGGGACGACGACGATTGCCCGTGGGACGATCACCTACGCCTACATCGACGGCGACATTGCCACAAACAAGACTAGCGTAACAGTCGGCGCAGGGACGCTCGCGACAGTCACTATGGTCAGTAGCGACACCGCTATCATCGCCGGGAGTGACCTGACATGAGTAGCGTAGCAGGCATGATGGCGCTGACTGGCTCGGTTAGCGGTGGAGCCGGACCCACGACAGAGCGGTACTTCGCCCTTTTCGGCGCTGGTGGCGGCGGTGGGGGAATGGATACCGGATCAAATAGACACGGTGCGGCTGGGGGTAATGGAGCCTTCATGGAAATCAAAGTCGAAGGTATCCCATCCGGCATGGTCTTCAACATGGTGTGTGGCGATGGCGGCAACCCCGGCGTCCTAAACTCAAATGGCGGTTCTGGCGGCGGCGGGGGTTCAGCCTCAATCCTGCGTTGCCAGTATGAGGGAGTAAATGTCCTCCTTGCTGTTGCTGGTGCTGGCGGCGGTGGTGGCGGCGGCGGTGGGGGGTCTACAATCTCTGGCAGATCGCCTTCATCGGGCGGAGGTGCTAGTTCCACGTCAAGCAAACAGGGTGATGCACTCGACCTGACTTTCCAGAACATTAGAGGGGGGCATACGGCTGACGTAAGCTCTAGCCCTTCTATGGCGAGCCACGGCGCAAACTTCGCTCGTATAAATCCCCCAACCAGAGAGACCTACGCGCAAGACGGTGGAGCCGGTGCAAGGGCAAACGGCGGCGGCGTGTCTGCTACGTCACCCATTGGAAATGGCGTCGGCACTGGTGGCTCGCTTCCAACTGCTTCTTGGGGAGGCCAAGGAGGAACTGCTGGCGCAGGTAACGCGAGTGAAGGTGGTGGCGGCGGTGGTGGTGGTGGCTACTACGGCGGCTGTGGCGCACAAGGGGGTACCGCTGCCAACTCAAGCGGTGCTGGTGGTGGTGGCGGCTCGTCATACGTGCGTTCCGGCTCAGTATCTGTAGGCGGCGCATCGCTAACCGTGACCTTGTTACAAGAGAACCGAGGTAGCCACTCCGATAACCGAGGCACTGGCTCACACACCAACACAGCCAACCCAAATGTGACTCTGGAGTATGGCACAAGTGGATTTACCACCGTTGGCCGAGGCGGGATCGGCGGACTAAACGCCTCTAGTGGCAATATACAAAATTCTCCGGCGGCAGGAAATTCAGGCCGTATTCAGATACACTCTGATACAGCCCAGATCCAAGCCAATACTAACGGCGGCACTCAGGCCAACGTGACAATCTAATCTAGGAAATCCAATGACTGAAAACAAAAGCTGGTACGCTTCTAAAACTGTATGGGCCGTACTGGTCATGCTCGCTTCTGTTGCCGCGCGTAACGCAGGCGTAGACCTCGGGCCATTCGAGGAAGAGATATCCAGCTTGATCCTTGATGGCGTCGCGCTGGTAGCCGGGGCTGTTGGCCTGTGGGGCCGCATTGCGGCGACGGCGCGCATCGGAGGCTAGGCGCGTGACCGACGAAGAAATTAAGGCGCTTGCACGCCAGGCCGCTCAAGAAGCCGTAGATCAAACCCTTCGTCGGTTGAACCTAAGTGATGAAGACAGCGGCCAGGACTTGCACGATTTACGCGAACTTCTGTCATCATGGCGTAGCGCAAAGCGAACGATGTGGACTACATTAGTTCGTAGTGTGACGCTGTTTGTGCTTGGTATGATTGCCCTGGGCGTCGTGATGCAGTTCCGCAAAAACCTCGGAGAATAACAGCATGTCTGAAACGGAAGAGAAACTTCACGACCTACATGATGCGCTCGCGCAGGAGTTGCTAGACCGAATCAAATCCGGCGAAGCAACTACTGGCGACCTCGGTGTAGCAGCGAAGATGCTGAAAGATAACCATATTGAATGCGTGCCGTCTAGCGACAATAGCCTGGGCAAACTCATGGAGTACGCCCCGGTCTTTGACGACGAAGCGCCAGCCACTATGAACTAACAGGAGCTACGTGATGAGCCTTTACTCAAATATGAACAAACGGAAGAAAGCTGGCACCAGTCGGAGCAAGAAGAACAGCACGATTGATGACAAGACGTACAAGAAAATGAAAAACAAGACGGGCGGCTTCAAGCCGAAGCGTAAGTAAGATGGCACGGCCAGCTAAGGGTAAAGCCAGCGTCAAGGTCACAGCAAGCGGACGCAAGGTTAGCTACGGGCAGAAAGGTGCGAAGGTGCGCCCTGGTACAGCCAAGGGCAATTCGTATTGTAGTCGTAGCGCTGCGCAGATGAAGCAGTACCCGAAAGCTGCTCGCGACCCTAACTCGCCGCTACGTTTATCACGTAAGAAATGGAAGTGTAGCGGCACCCGGTCCCGTAAATGAAAGAACCCGCGCAGCTTGGGTGAAAGCAACGCGGGTTCCCAAGGGAGGAAACATCGAATGACCGGAGAGAGTCCAACTACATTCAACTTAGAAACCATACGAAAGCGCATTTAGTTTGTCAACGGACGTATTCAAAGACGATTTTCGCAAGTTTGTCTGGCTCGTATGGAAACACCTGGGACTCCCTGACCCGACGCCCGTGCAGTACGACATCGCAAAGTACCTGGCGAACGGACCCAAGCGTAGCATCGTGCAGGCTTTCCGTGGTGCCGGTAAGTCGTACCTGTGCAGTACGCTCGCGTGCCATATATGGCTCCAAGACCCAAACGCTAAGGTGCTTGTGGTCAGTGCCAGCAAGGAGCGCGCCGACGCATTTAGCACCTTCACTCAGCGCATCCTCAGTGAGCTTCCCATCACGCAGCACCTCATCCCAGGGCCAGAACAGCGTAACTCCAAGGTCGCCTTCGACGTAGGCCCGGCGACAGCCAGCCACGCACCGTCGTGCAAGAGTGTTGGGATAACGGGTACTATCACAGGTAGTAGATGTGATTACTTAATAGCAGACGACGTAGAGGTTCCCAACAATAGCGCGACGCAACTGATGAGGGATAAACTCGGGGAGTTAGTCAAAGAGTTTGACTCCGTGCTCAGCCCTGGTGGTCGCATCATCTACCTGGGGACGCCCCAGACGGAAGACAGCTTGTACTCCCGGCTGCAAGAGCGCGGGTATGAAACCCGAATCTGGCCCGCATTAAAACCGTCACGCGACGAAGAAGTGGGCTACGGCGGCACCCTGGCTCCCTTCATCGCGTCGTTAGAGCATGCCACTGGCACGACTGTTGACCCAGCGCGCTTCACAGACGAAGACCTGGCAGAGCGCAAGGCCAGCTACGGCAAAGCCGGGTTCGCCTTGCAGTTCCAACTCAGCACCAGCATGGCGGATGCGGACAGGTATCCGCTCAAGGTACGCGACATCGCCTTCCTGCCGCTCGACCCTGAGACAGCACCCATGTCTATCACCTGGGGGCCTATCGAAGATCGTATGCTACGCGATGCACCTAACGTCGCCATGAAGGGTGACGGTATGTACGAACCAATGGCAGTCAGTACGGTCACGTCGGAGTACACAGGCAGCGTCATGGCGATTGACCCCAGCGGGCGCGGCGCAGATGAAACCGGGTATGCCGTCGTAAAAATGCTCAACGGCTTCCTGTTTGTGCACGAATGCGGCGGGCTGAAGGGCGGCTACGACGAAGACACCTTGAACACCCTGGCGACCATCGCAGAGCGCAATCGCGTAAACGCGGTGATCACTGAGTCGAACTTTGGCGACGGCATGTTCACTGAGTTGTTCCGCCCCGTGCTTCACCGACGACACAAATGCAGCATGGAAGAAGTACGCCACAGCGCGCAGAAAGAACGACGCATTATCGACACCCTGGAACCCGTAATGATGCGCCACAAGCTCGTAGTCGATCCACGTGTGGTCAGCGACGACTTCCGTACGGCTAACACCTATGACAGTACGCAGCGCCTAAGCAAGATGCTGTTCTACCAGATGACCCGGCTGACCGCCGACCGTGGCGCACTCAGACATGACGACAGGCTCGACGCGCTGAGCATGGCCGTCGCGTACTGGTCAGAGCAAATGGCTGTCGATGAGGCGCGGGGCATCGCCGCACAGAAACAAGAGGCATTAGACGCAGAGCTACGACGGTTCATGCAAAGCGCAAGACGTAGTGCCAATACACCTAAGCCTCGCTGGGCCAGTGCACGGTGAGACACGGGCGTTAGCAGGAACATGGTGAGACGCAGGCGTTAGCAGGAACATGGTGTACTAGACACCGGAGGTCTCCCAAAAGACCAATTAAATTTAGACACACTGGTCCACATAGTGAAATACTAAGAGAAAGCTATGATGCTTTAATAGTGTTTTGCTTATGGAAGACTTACAGTGTTTATTACACCCGGTTTTTGCATACGCATGTATCTCACCATGCTCTTGCTACGCCCGCATTTCACCGGGTACGCGTAAGGATGTACTGCGCATTCGCACGCATGTCAAATCGAATTCGATACAAAAATGTGAGCGCTAGTTCTAAGTAAGAGCCGCGCCGCGACCCCCCTCTACCCTCTACATTATGCGACTAACTCAGACAAAACCTAGCAATTGCAATGGGTTACCACGCATCTTTAGTGCGTTTATGCCCGCATCCAGGCCATTCCGCCAGGTAATCACGCCGATTGATACGTGATTGCGAGCGCGGGCGATCAGCCAAGCAAACACCCAGGCTCACCACCACGCACCACCGCCAGGCACGTGCTACCAGGTAACACCTACTTGTGCGTGCATGCCGTATCGCAATACGAGTGCTACCAGGTAAGCAGCCAGGTACACCGCCAGGCAGGCGACCACAGCGACGCGATGAACATTAGGGTTGACCTTTATTGCCAGGTTTAATAACAATCATGCATTGCTTGCTATCACGCAGCATTTGCAAGGAAGGAAACCGCGCAATGACGGACGTACTTATTCACGCAATCACTGTCCTGGTCGGAGCGTCGCTGTTGGCGATTCCGCTTTACGACATTGCTTCTCACTACATCAACAAAGGGTAACATCACCATGACTAACCGTATTACGATTGAGCACCTGGAATACCGCGTGCGCGAATTGAACGACATGTTCAACCAGGAACACGCGCGCTTTACACCAATTGATGAAAGCGTTTCGCGTGCAGACCGGGCCAACCATGTGCAGACCATTGTGCAAAATCCAGGCACGTTCTGGCTGGAATGGTCGAATGGTGGGGTCGCGCTGTACCGCAACACGCCTGGCGGTGGGGTCACTAAAGTGACGAAACGCGGAACCAGGCGCGAAACTTGGGACCGCCTTATTGCCTTTGCAGATGGTGCGCAACTCATGCACCTGAACCTGCGCAGCACAGGCAAACTCTGACTCAACCCATGCGCAGGCGTATCGTTTACGTCTGCGCCTTACCACAAGGAAGCATCACCATGAATACCAAAGCTAATGAATACTACTCCGCCCTGGTCGCTGACTTTATCCGCCAATTGG